CGGGGGGTACCTAGACTGCCTAACTACCTAGACCCGGGAGGCCGCAGTCTCTCCGCCCCGCCGCATCACGCCCGCGCAGTTGCGTTGTCTCGCGCTGACATGTCTAGGCATTGCCTAGATTGCCTAGGCTACCTAGCCGCTTCATGTCTCGCGCCGACATGTCTAGGCATTACCTAGATTGCCTAGGCTGCGATGTGTCGCATCGACCCTGCTAGGCATTGCCTAGATTGCCTAGACCCTGCGCCAACTGCGCGCCTGGCGTGGTGTTACGTTATAACATACCGCCTGGCCCTGGCGGGATGCGATGTGCAATAGATTGTATAGCGTATACAATCAGCCCGCGGCCCATTGCCTGTAATAGATTGTATACTGCAGGCAGCCGGGGGGAGGGGACCCGCCGGCCGCCCGGTCCAGGGCCGGAGGGGCCACAAGCAATTTTTATTTTTTGCAAGCCCTTTGCGCCCGCGTCACACAACATGGTACAAAGCGGGCATGACCATCTTCTCCCTCCCGTACGAGCCGCGGCGGCTGCAAGCGACGGAAGCGCGGCTGGAGGCCATTTACAACGCGGCGCGCAAGGGCTTGCGTGGGGACACGCTGGCGCTGGCCGCCGGGATGCGCCCCGCAGAGTACCGCAGCCTCTGCGAGTTTGACCCGCTGGCGGCGCTGGCCGAGGAGAAGGGGCGCGCCGACGGCGAGATGGAGATGTCGGACGTGCTGCACGCCGCCGCCCGCGAGGGCGACGCCAAGGCGGCGCTTGACATTCTGAAGCACGTCCACGGCTGGGTGGCGAAGCAGGCCGTGACGGTCGAGGTCAACCAGACGATCTCGATCACGAACGCGCTACAGGAGGCGCAGCGCCGCGTCATCGAGGGGGTCGCAGAGCCCGCACCCACGCTGACCGAGGACGCCAAGCCCTACCCGGAGCGGATCCGTGCAGACGGTTAAGTACTCGCCCGACGACGAGATGGAGCTGATGAGCCGGCTGTGGACGCCGGCCATCAAAGACGACCCGCTGAAGTTCGTGCTGTTCGCCTTCCCGTGGGGCCAGAAGGGCACGCCGCTGGAACACTTCCAGGGACCGCGCAAGTGGCAGCGCGAGGTGTTGCAGAACCTGGCTGACCACATCCGCAGCAACAACGGCAAGGTGGACTTCGACACCTTCCGCATGGCCATCTCGTCCGGCCGCGGCATCGGCAAGTCCGCGCTGGTGTCCTGGCTGGTCATCTGGATGCTGACGACCAGGATCGGCTCGACGACCATCGTGTCGGCCAACAGCGAGGCGCAGCTTCGCTCCGTCACCTGGGCCGAGATCACCAAGTGGCTCTCAATGAGCCTCAACAGCCACTGGTTTGAGGTCAGCGCGACGCGCGTCATGCCGGCAAAGTGGCTGACGGAGCTGGTCGAGCGCGACCTCAAGATGGGCACGCGCTACTGGGGCGTCGAGGGCCGGCTGTGGTCGGCCGAGAACCCCGACGCCTACGCGGGCGTCCACAACTTCGACGGCGTGATGCTGATCTACGACGAGGCCAGCGGTATCGACGACACGATCTGGTCGGTCGCCGCGGGCTTTTTCACCGAGAACACGCCGCATCGCTTTTGGCTGGCGTTCAGCAACCCCCGCCGCAACGCGGGGTACTTCTACGAGTGCTTCCACTCCAAGCGGGACTTCTGGGGTACAAAGATCGTGGACGCTAGGTCGGTCGAAGGCACCGACAAGCAGGTCTACCAGCAGATCATCGACGAGTACGGGCCGGACAGCACTCAGGCCCATGTCGAGGTCTACGGGCAGTTTCCCAACGCCTCCGACGACCAGTTTATCGGCGCCAGCTTGGTGGACGACGCCATGCGCCGCCCGGCGCACAAGGATCCGTCGGCGCCCGTCGTGCTGGGGGTGGATCCGGCTAGGTTCGGCAGTGACAGCACGGTGCTGGCCATCCGCCAGGGGCGCGACATCATCGCTATCAAGCGGCACAAGGGCGACGACACCATGACCGTCGTGGGCCACGTCATTGAGGCCATTGAGACGTACAAGCCGGCGCTGGTGGTCATCGACGAGGGTGGCTTGGGCGCCGGCGTCGTGGACCGGCTCAAGGAGCAGCGGTACAAGGTGAAGGGAGTCAACTTCGGCAACAAGTCGAAGAACCCGGTGATGTGGGGCAACAAGCGCGCCGAGATGTGGGGCGAGATGCGGGAGTGGCTCAAAACGGGGTCGATCCCGCAGGACCGCTTCCTCAAGAACGACCTGACCGGGCCGATGATGAAGCCCGACAGCAAGGGGACGATCTACCTGGAGAGCAAGAAGGACATGAAGGCCCGCGGGCTGGCCAGCCCCGACGCCGCCGACGCTATCGCCGTCACCTTCGCCTTTCCGGTGGCCCATCGAGAATATGTGGACAGAACCCTGCGGCGCAATTATGCTGCCGGGGGAATTCAAACGAGCTGGATGGGGTCGTAAGACATGTCGAGCAACACCAAGCCGATTGGCGTCGCCTACGAAGACCAGAACATTGTCGGCGCTGATATCGTCAACGCAACAGCCGTCAGCGGCACTGACATCAACGGCGTGGACATTTACGCCTCCGACGAACTGGGCTACGCCGCCGCCGCTCAGGGCACCGTGACCCAGGCGACCAGCAAGTCCACGGCCGTGACGCTGAACACTTCGGCGGGCCGCATCACGATGAACAACGCCGCGCTGGCTGGCAATACGGCCGTTTCGTTCACGCTGACCAACAGCCTCATCAGCGCCAAAGACGTCATCATTCTGAACGTCAGCGGCGGCGCAACCGCCGGGGCGTACACGACGTATGTGTCGAGCATGACCGCCGGCTCTGCGGACATTACCCTTCGCAACCTGACGGCTGGTTCGCTGTCCGAGGCCGTGATCCTCAACTACGCCATTATCCACTGCGCGTAATGCCAAAGAAGGGCGTTTCGCTGGCCGTAGGCCGCGGCGAGAAGCTACCGACGAGCAAGGGCGCGGGCCTTACCGCTAAGGGCCGCGCCAAGTACAATCGTGAGACGGGCTCCAATCTCAAGCCTCCGGCGCCCAGCCCCAAGACCGAGGCTGACAAGGGCCGCAAAAAGTCCTTTTGCGCCCGCATGGCGGGTGTGGTAGCCAAGTCGGAGAACGCCGACCGCGCCAAGGCAAGCATGAAAAGGTGGAAGTGCTGATGGCCAAGCCAGGTCTGTACGCCAACATCCACGCAAAGAAGGCCCGCATCGCCGCCGGCTCCGGCGAGAAGATGCGGAAGCCGGGCTCCAAGGGCGCGCCCACCGCGGCGGCGTTCCGCGAGTCTGCCAAGACGGCCAAACCCGCGAAAAAGGGTAAGTGACATGCCTCTGGTGAAGTCCACCTCCAAAGAGGCGTTCCGCAAGAACGTGAAGGCTGAAATTGCCGCAAACAAACCGCCGAAACAGGCGGTCGCAATCGCGTACTCGACCAAGCGCGAAGCGGCCAAGAAGGGCAAGAAGTAAGCATGGATCGGCCAACGGTATCCCGGCAGGAGGCGATAGCTGCTGGCGCAGCGCGCTACTTTACGGGCGTACCTTGCCGTAACGGACATGTGTATGAGCGGTACGTTGCCAGTAAAACATGCTGCGCGTGCGCGAACATTACGGCCAATAAAACCAAAGCTAAAGACCGAAAAAAGTACGTTCTTACGTCTTCGGCTTGGGCACGGGCTAATCCTAACCGGGTGGCCGAGTACCAGCGCCAGCAGAACGCAAAAAATCCGGCTCGCCGCAATTTATGGACGGCTAACTATCGCAGCGCAAAAGATGCCCGCCAACCTCGGTGGCTTTCTCTTGTGCATTTGCTTGAGATGGAGTCCATCTACGCCTACTGCTCTGCGCTTCGCAGCGTTGGCTTAGACTACCACGTTGACCACATAGTGCCCCTTCGCGGCGAAACCGTTTCCGGGCTACATGTACCTTGGAATTTGCAGTTGCTTCCCGGCCGAGAGAACATGAGCAAGGGGAATTCGTTCCGTGGCGGCTAACGATGTTCAAGCAGCGGGCAACGTGTCTGACTCTGACGGGGATAAGGACCGTGACCGCCTGTCTGTTATGCGGCGCCGGTACACAATGGCTCTTTCAGCGTACGCAGATAGTCGTGAAGATGAGCTAGACGATCTTCGTTTTCTTGCTGGTAGCCCGGACAATCAATGGCACTGGCCTGCTGATGTGCTGGCCACCCGCGGGTCGGTGCAGGGCCAGACGATCAACGCCCGCCCTTGCCTGACGATTAACAAGCTGCCGCAGCACGTCCGTCAGGTGACAAACGAACAGCGGCAGAACCGCCCGACGGGCAAGGTGATCCCCGCCGACGACCGCGCTGACGTGCGTGTGGCTGAGATCTTCGACGGCATGGTCCGGCACATCGAGTACATCTCGGACGCCGACGTTGCCTACGACACCGCTTGCGACAACCAGGTCACCTACGGCGAAGGCTACATCCGCATCCTGACGGAGTACTGCCGCGACGATAGCTTTGACCAGGACATCAAGATCGGCCGTATCCGCAACGCCTTCTCGGTCTACATGGACCCGGCGATCCAGGATCCGTGCGGCTCTGACGCCGAGTGGTGCTTCATCACTGAGGACGTCAGCAAGGCCGACTACGAGCGAATGTTCCCGGACGCGGCGCCGATCTCCAGCCTTATGACGCAGGGCGTGGGCGACCAAAGCCTGTCGCAGTGGCTGTCGGAGGACATGGTTCGCATCGCGGAGTACTTCTACTACGAGCATGAAGCCGCGACGCTGAACCTCTACCCGGACAACATCACGGCCTTCGCCGGCACGCCGCAGGACAAGGCCCTCAAGGCCATGTTCGGCAAGCCGCTGCGGACCCGCAAGGTGGACCGCAAGAAGTGCAAGTGGCTCAAGACCAACGGCTTTGAAGTGCTGGAGGAGCGCGACTGGGCGGGCAAGTGGATCCCGGTCGTGCGCGTCGTCGGCAACGAGTTTGAAGTGGACGGCCAGCTCTACGTCTCGGGCCTTGTGCGGAACGCCAAGGACGCCCAGCGCATGTACAATTACTGGGTCAGCCAAGAGGCCGAGATGCTGGCCCTGGCGCCCAAGGCACCCTTCATTGGCTATGGCGGCCAGTTTGAAGGCTACGAGATGAACTGGAAGACGGCCAACACGAACAACTGGCCGTACCTGGAGGTTAACCCGGACGTCACCGACGGCGCCGGCTCGCCTCTGCCGCTGCCCCAGCGCGCCCCGCCGCCGCTGGCCCAGACCGGGCTTATCCAGGCCAAGCTGGGCGCCTCTGACGACATCAAGTCCACCACAGGCCAGTACGACAGCAGCCTTGGCGCCCAGAGCAACGAGCGGTCTGGCCGGGCCATCCTGGCGCGCGAGAAGCAGGGCGACACCGGGACGTACCACTTCGTCGATAACCTCTCCCGCGCGATCCGCTACGTCACGCGCCAGCTCGTTGATCTGATCCCGAAGATCTACGACACCGCCCGCGTGGCCCGCATCGTGGGCCTCGACGGCGAGGTCGGCATGGTCCGCATCAACCCGACGCAGCCGGAGCCCGTGAAGGAGATCCGCGACGAGAACGGGCTGGTGATCGACAAGATTTACAACCCGTCAGTCGGCACCTACGACGTCTGCGTGACCACCGGGCCCGGCTACATGACAAAGCGCCAGGAAGCCCTGGACGCCATGTCCATGCTGCTCCAGTCCAACCCGCAGCTTTGGACCGTTGCGGGCGACCTGTTCATCAAGAACATGGACTGGCCGGGCGCTCAGGAGATGGCCGCGCGCTTCGCCAAGATCATCGACCCGAAGGTCATGGAAGGCGAGGACCAGTCGCCCGAGATGCAGATGGCCAAGATGCAGATCGAGGCGCTGACGAAGGAGCTGAACCAAGTCGTTGGGATGCTCCAGCGCGTCGAGCAGTCCATCGAGGCCCAGGAAGTGCAGATCAAGGCGTATGACGCCGAGACGAAGCGCATTTCGGCCGTCCAGGCCGGCATGACGCCGGAGCAGATCCAGGACATCGTGATGGGCACCATCGCCGCGGCGCTGGATACGGGCGATATTGTGGGCCGAGATACCCCGATGGAGCGCCAGATGCCCGTCATGGAGCCCGAAATGGCCCCTCTGCCGCCTGAAATGGCCCCAGGAGGGCCGATGCAATGAGCAACTGCGCCGAGTTCATCGGGATGCTGTTTTTGGCCCGCGATACGGCCCATTCCGTGCATCTGAACACCCGTAGCTACTCCAAGCACAAGGCCCTTCAGAAGTTCTACGACGGCGTGGTTGACCTCGCGGACACGCTGGCGGAAGCCTACCAGGGCCGTTACGGGCTGATCGGGCCGATTGCGCTTATGTCGGCCAAAAAGACCAACAACATCGTCGAGTTTCTTGAGGACAACCTCAAGGACATCGAGGACATGCGCTACAAGGTCATGGACAAGAGCGATACGGCGCTTCAGAACATCGTTGACGAAATTGTCGCGCTGTATCTGAGTACGCTGTATAAGCTCAAGTTCCTTGCTTAAGGACGTCGCACCGATGGAACTGCTGAAGCCTCTGTCCAAAGCCGATTTTCCGGCTCAAACCGCGTCCTTTACCGGGACCGCGGCCAACACGACGGGCTGGAATGCGGGGCCGCAGGGCGTCGTCATCTGGTCTGACCAGGCTTGCTACGTTGAGGTGGGCGAGGGCGCTGTAGCTACGACGGCCAGCACGCCGATCCCGGCTCAGACCCCCATTCCTTTTGCGGTCCCGATCACCGTCAGTGGCGTCTGGCGCGTCAGCGCCATTCGGGTGGCCACGGACGGCGTAGTGTACTGCAAGCCGATCAACAAGGCTTAAGCCATGGGGTTTGCCGGCGCGCTTCGGAACGGGCTTGCTATCGGGTTGGGTAGTATTGCCACGTTGTTTTCCGGCTATGGGCCGGACCAAGCGCAGGGCAACCTTGAAACTGAGAACGGGGATAACCTCGTTCAAGAAAATGGCGGTTTAATTTTGTTGGAGTAGCCACATGGCTGACGTCAAGATTTCTGCCCTTCCTGCTGCGACCACGCCCCTTGCGGGGACGGAGGTGCTGCCGATTGTGCAGAGCGGCACAACCGACCAGGTTAGCGTCGCCAATCTGACCGCCGGCCGCACGGTCAACGGCGCGGCATTTACTGCGACTGGTACGGTGTCTGGAGCTACGGTCACCGCGTCTGGCACCGTGTCTGGCGCCACCGTCTCCGGCACCACCGTCTCCGGCACCACCGTCTCCGGCACTACTGTGAACGTGGGGGCCGGAACCGTTTCCGCGCCGTCTATCTCGCCCACCGGCGACAGCAACACGGGCATCTTCTTTCCGGCGGCCGATACCATCGCTTTCGCAGAGGGCGGCGCCGAGGCGCTGCGCCTCGACAGCACCGGCAACGCGACATTTACCGGCACCGCCGTGATGTCCAGCAGCTTCCAGCGAAACCGGCTGATCAACGGCAACATGTACATCGCCCAACGGGCCACGTCGGCCACCGTGACGGCTGGTACGGGCGTGCCTACGGCCAGCACAGGCTACCCCTGCGTGGACCGTTTCTTCGTCTACAGCACGGGCGCAAACGTCACGGCAGCACAGGTGTCGGGCGCTGGCGCAAACCGCAACCTGCTTCGCATCACGGGCGCCGCATCCGTTACGGCTGTTGGCATCGGCCAGCGCATTGAGGCGCTTAACAGCTATGATCTTGCTGGTCAGACCTGCACGTTGTCCGTCGATCTTGCCAATTCGCTCCTGACGACGGTGACGTGGACGGCAAGCTACGCCACGACCACCGACACCTTCGGCACCATTGGCACGCCGACCAAAACGCAGATTGCCACCGGCACCTTTACGGTCACCAGCACGCTGACGCGCTACTCCGTCAACATTGCGGTGCCCGCCGCGGCGACGACCGGCGTTGAAATCCTGTTCACCGTGGGCGCGCAGACAAGCGGCACTTGGGACGTCGGAAACGTGCAGTTTGAGCCCGGCACCATTGCTACGCCGTTTGAGCGCAGGCAGTTTGGGCAGGAACTGGCGCTGTGCCAGAGGTATTTTTTCAAGACGTACAACACTTCAGTAGCTGTTGCTTCCGCCGCGTCCGATGGGGTTACGATTACGGTAGCAAGCGCTGGCGGGGTTGCTTTTGTCACCATCCCGTTTGCTGCTGAAATGCGCGCCGTTCCTACTGGTGTCGCCTACAATGCCTCTACGGGTGCGTCAGGCACTTGGAGAGATGGCGGCGGCACAGACCGCGCCGTGACCGTTTTTTCACCGGGAACTCGGCAGGTTTCTGTATTTACGACAACCGCCGCCGCAAGTTCTTCAGTTTCTGGTCAGTTAACTGCATCGGCGGAGCTTTGAGCTATGTACAACAACGCCCAATACTATAACGACCCGTTTGGCAACATTGCTGGTATCCGCGTGGACATCAACGGCGTGACTTCGTTCGTGCCGCTTGACCCGGCGAACACCGACTACCAGAACATCATGGCTCTGGTCGCCGCAGGCGAACTCACCATCGCCCCGGCCGAGCCCGGCTAAGATTTTCAGCCGGCCGAAAGCTGCCGGCCGACATCCGTACTGGTGCGGTTCACCAGGGATCGTAAGGATCGAAAATGTCTACCGAAGACGTTAACACCCTAGCGGAAGCACCCGCGCCGGAACAGGCAGCCACGGCGGCGCCTGCCCCCGACGTTTCTACGCCGGCCGAAACGCCGAACGAGGCGTCCAAGACCTTCACACAGGAGGAACTGGACGCGATTGTCGGCAAGCGCCTTGCCCGCGAACAGCGGAAATGGGAGCGAGAGCAAGCCCAAAAGCTGGCCGAGCTTGAGGCGAAACGGGCAATGCCCGTCAATCCTCCGGCACCTGACGATTTCGACAACGCTGCCAAGTACGCAGAGGCCCTGGCCGAGCAGAAAGCGCAGGAGTTGCTTCGACAGCGTGAGGCGTCCCAGCAGCAGGCTAAGGTGATCGAAGCCTACCATGAGAAAGAGGAAGCCGCCCGCGGCAAGTAC